GTCTTCACTCTCTACCTCCACTACTTTCATATTCTTGTACGAAATCATGTAAAGGTTTACCAACTTGAAGAATCTCCATGCCAAGAAAGCACAAACAATTATAGGTGTATAGAATTGTCCGCCACTCATTATTCGAGCCACCAATAATCCAATACACAACACAAGCACAAGTCCCCAAACAATCAGTTGCTTGCGTAAAATACGACACACTCCTCGCCAGTCATTAGCCTCAATGAGAGCGTTCAAATCGTTGCCCATCTTTTTCTCTGTCCGCTTTTTCCACTTATACAACAAGGCGAAAATGATGACAACTGCCAATACGATGAATAATAGTTGTTCCATAAAGTAGGTTTTATTGCGACAAAGATACAGAGTTTCTTCTTATTTTCTGCAAAAATGAGCAATTATCTTACTCCACCAATCGCAATTGGATATAAATCGTGCTGTGGGAACTTTTCGCAGCCGATGTAGAGGGTGTCGAAGGCGTCGGTGCCATCGGTACGGTGTTCGAGAAGGTCTTCTTCTGATTCAGGTTGTTCTCACCAAAAAAGGTGCAGATGAAGCGAATCGTAACAGGAGATGATGCCGATGGCTGCTGCCCACAAAAGAAAAGCCCTTGTTCTACGTTGGCAAGGCGCAAGACAAAGGCTTTATGGAAAAAGGCGGATTAGGGGAGATTCCGCTTCAAAGAAGTTTCATAGTCTTTGTATGTTTTTACATTTTGCTAATATCATCATCAAGTTGTTTTCTCCAGATAAAAGCACCGCCAACAGAAAAAATTAACGTGAAAATCAATACCGCTTCGGCATAACCGACTGGCAAATAATCTCCCTCAAAAAAAAGATAATCCGTTTTGGAAGCATAGTACAATTTAGGAATATCTCCTGACTTGATTTCGTTCAATATTCTATCTCCAGTATGTAATCTGTATTGTTTTGATTTATATGTTATTAGAATTGTGTTTGAACGCTTATAATTAAGTTTTTCTTCATATCCATTATACAGATAATCAACAATTGGTTTCTGAGTCTTTTCGATATGGTTGCCATATAAATATAACAAATATAAAGCAAGAGATAAAGCCAATCCTGTGCAAAAAATGGTCTTAAAAAATGTTCTAATCTTCATTTCTTCTAAGAGTTATTCATTGTCATAAAAGTATATAGGTCTATTAAATGAAGGCCAACATTGAAAATAGAGAATTTCTATAGTGTCCCCGATCTTATCCTTATTGCCAACTTCAATTAAAGAATTCCCTGTATAGGTTTCATCTCCGACACTGAACTCATAAAGATAACAATTTGTAGTGTACCTGTGGATCAATGATGATTCATTGTCAGTGATTACGGCTTTGCATTGACTTCCGTAATGTTTTAGCATTGGTGTCAAAATTAGTGCAGAAATAACTGCATATAAGATAATGACAACACAAATTGAGAAGTAGACATTTCCTATTGTTAATTTTATAGGGAATATTTTTCGCGTTGATTTTCTGTAGTGTTTCTTTTTTGTCATAAATTCAACAATTGTGCTTCACAAAGTTACATCATAAAAACGGCAATTCTCCATTTTTGTTGCTTTTATTTCTCCGTCTTATACGTTTGGCAACAATGATTTTGACAAATCGGAACGCCAAGATTACCAAATGAATGAATGTAAGTAACAACAGATAAAACCACCAAGTAAATGCTGCTCCACCATCCCCCCTATATAACATGAAGTAATACAAAGGGCATGAGTAATAAAAGAACACGATGAGGTCTGTCATTCCTTTCTTTTTATTGACAGATACTATTTCAATTAGTATAAATATTATACAAACAAGAGATAATATGTATGCAATTACATTGTCATTCATTTTTGTTGCTTCTCATAAAATTAATAGACTTTTCCTATAAAACGGCATTTTCTCCGTTTTATTGCATTATCTCACCCCACCCACACAAATTGGGTATAAATCGTGCTGTGGGAATTTTTCGCAGCCGATATAGAGGGTGTCGAAGGCATCGGTGCCGTCGGTACGGTGTTCGAGAAGGTCTTCTTCGGACTCCGGCTGCTTCTCCATACTTTTGTTTTTGCGGAAGCCGTTGCGTCCTCGCTCCACTCCTGCGGACTGGATGGCGAGGATAAGGTCATCGTTGTTCTGGCGGTTGAAGTACGGCATCAGTCGCTGCTTCCCGGCAAAGCCCTGATTGATGAGAAGGTATTTCTCATCGTGTCGCATCGGGTTGCCGAGGTACACGTCAATGACCTGCCATCCGTGGCGCTCGAACTCATGTACTACCACCCAGTGGAAGTCCTGGTCGTTCACGGCATAGTTAGAGCCGAGGGCGGTGGCATCATAGTAGTAGATGACCGTCTTGTTTGGGTGTGGTGCGTAATAGGTGCAGAAATCGGCGACGAGTGCAGGGATTTTGCGCTCGAACTTCACATAGAACGATTTGAGGATGTTCAGGCGGTTGGCACGAGGCTGACCGCACACAATCCAATTGATATTGGCATTGTAGTCCATGCCAATACAGAGAGGTTGCATAGGGTCGATGTCCGAGTCCGTGCGACAGTCGAGCGAGCTGTTAAGCGTGGAGAACTGATTGTTGGCGTGGATGGTGTAAAGATCCTGCTGCGCCTCCTTGATGATGTGGTCGTAGCCGAGCGAGTCGAGGTAGTCGAAATCCGATGCATCATATTTGTGGTACTCCTGCATTGACGAGTAGAAGCCATCGTGCGAGATGCCAATCTTTTGACAGAGGATTGATGTCTGGAAAGTCTTCGGCGTGAGGTCGCGCTTCATCTGCCGGATATACTCTTCACCGAGAAGCTGGAGGTTTTCGAGTGTGGAATACTCCTTATAATAGACCGCCACCGAGCGCATCTTGTTAAGACTCTGGTCGAGCCATTTGAGGTAATTAGGCAGATAAGAAGGAATGGGCTTGCGCTGCTCTTTGAGCTGTGCAATGCGCTCCTTCGTCTGCCAAATCTTGTAGATTGTGCCCTTGATTGTGTCAATCAGTTCCGTGTCCATCTTATCCTCATAGTGAAGGAACCAAGAACCCTTGGTAGTCTGAGGCATATCCGAGAGCACCATCATGCTATGGTTAAAGCTGTGGTGCCCGAAGTACGAGCGTATGCCACCATTTGCAGGCAGAGTCTCGTCCTTCAGTTTGTTGTAATCAATGAACTTCGCCTCGTCAATGAGCAGCCACGAGAGCGTTAGCGAGTTGGAAGAGCCCGGGCGGTCCTGACTGATGATGATAGCCACCGAGCCATTATAAAACGTGATGACATGCTCATAGTCAGCCGGTTCGGTGATAGGCTTAGAAAACGACTTCGGCGGTTTTCTGCCTACCACATAATGCACGCCATTGATATAACCCCAACGCTTCCACGCTGCAAGCAGACCAGGGAGCGTATTCGTCAAGCCATGCTTGAACGTAGGCACAACGATACCACCCGTGGAGCCAGGCATACGCTGCATGTTGCGCAGCACAAATGGCGAGGCGATGGAGTCCGTCTTGCCCGTGCGTCGTCCAGCCACGATGACCGTAGTCTTCGCGCCGATGTATTGCGTAAGAAGCTGAGGTTTGTTGAAGTACACACGCTTTGCGTGTTGCTTCGCCTCGATGTCCCAAAGGGAAGTGTCAACTTTGTTCGTCATTGTCTTCTGGCTTAAAGATGTCATCAAGAACAAGATCCGCTTGTTCATATTCAATGTTTTCTGTGTCCGGATGCGACGTGGTAAGCTCCTGCGTGAGCTTTCGGATGCGGTCGTCGATGTTCGGAACTGGCGTGATGCCCACAACACGCGGGTCAGTAGTCGGGAAGAACGGTTGGACGACAATCATGTGGTACGGCACAGATTGCTCGTCCTCGACGTCGATGCGGTTGAACTTCGCATAAGAAGTGGCCGCTTTCTCCATTGTCTTCGTGTCCTTACGTTTCTTCGCCATCTGGTACGTCTCCATTATCATCTCGTTATACCGCCAGCGGTGGAAGTCGCGCGTACACTCCGAGAGATTAGGCAATAAGGCTTTGACGATTTTCAAGTCAGCATACGCCGTGACTTGCGATAGTCCGTATCGGCTGCGCAGCTCATCGACAAACTGCCGATCCTTCATGTCTGGGTTGGCGATAGACCATGTGACCATGTCGCGCAACCGCAACAAGTGCTCCACTTGCGGAATGGGGTAACGCTCCTCCAACTCCGCCTTAGCGGTGTAGAGGTCTTGCTTTGCTATTTCTATGATGTTGAGCTGGGACATGATTGTTGGTGTTATGGTTATGATGGTAAGCCGAACTAAGCCTTTCTAAGCCTTTATGAGCCGTGGTGTGATGGCTATTGAGGGCTATTCATCATCCTCCATATCGAGGAGATTGTTACGAGTGTTTTCAAGAGCGAGTGGAGAGCCGACGTAGGCGAGCTGCATCTCCTGATGCAATAGCTTGACACGTGAAGCAGCCTTGCCACGGTGGTAACGCTGCGAAACGGCTGTTGTGCGGTCAGCAATGTCACGGCGTAAATCCTCTGGTGGAACACCGAGAATGACAGCCATATCGCTGATTTTTAGGTAGATTGAAGCATATTGTTCAATCTGCGTTAAAGTTTCTTCTGAATAAGTCATTTGATTTATGATTTAAGCCTTACTGAGCCTCTTTAAGCCTTTCTACGCCGTGAGAATGATGGGGTCAGTTATTGACTCCTGCAGCATTAACACGCTGTTGGAAGAGGTCAGTAAGAGGAACTGAGTGATTTCTAATGAGGTCATCAACCTGGGCGTGGAGTTTGTCGAAGATATTGGAGTCAGTGGAGATGAAGGTGGACTCATGGCGGTTGCCTCGTGTGAGATTCTGCGAGGTAACGACACTAATCTGTTCTCCTGACTCCGCTTGCACGAGAAGGATTTTTGAATGGTTGTCGGCGAGATAGGTGCGCTTCATCGTCTGTGTGATGAACGCCCATAGCTTCAGAGTTTTGTTCGTAGCCTTATGGTCGAGAACAAGATTAAAGGCAGATATGTTGCCCGATTTCTCGATGAAAAAGAGCCTACGCAGGAACTCCTCGGAGATTGAGAACGAAGTCTGCCAAATCTCTGCTTTGCCGACTTGTCCCAAAATCCACTCCAAAACGTCCGCCACCTGAAGAGCATTGGAGAGATACGCCTGGTGTGGACATTCCGAGAGTGGTTTTAGGATGTCATCTATGTTGATGTTGCGCTTCACTACTTCTTGGATTTAGACTTGGACTTCGGCTTGGAAGGAGTGGCATCCTCAGGCTGTTCAGCTAATTGGTCCGTTGGCGATGGACTAATTTCTGTTTCCTTAGTCTGCTCCTCTTCGCTTTCGTTGGTTTCGGTATTTGCTGCACTTTCTGCCTTTGTCACATAATGGTCATAAGTGTCCCAATTTGCGTGCAACTTTTTATCGAGATTTATAAACTCGTCGAGTAACGGCTTGCGTTCTGCAGCCGGCACCTGCTTAGTAGAGTCCGACAACAAGCGTAGGCGCAAATGGAGTTCACGCATACGGCGAGTGATATCAAGGTTCTCGACATAGAGAGCCTGGATATCCTCAGGCAGCGAGTCGTGATCCGCACGCTTGCCAGCCTTAAAGTCCTTCGCTTCGTTGTGTTCCTTGAACTCTGTTCGACTTGCCACGATAGCATCCACTTGCTCCTGCATGATGTTCACCTCGTCGTGGGCTTCGACCTCACGGCGAGCTTTGAGGAAGGCACGTAGCTTGCCTTCGATGAACTCAGCCTTGCCTTTGGGATTGATGCTGAGATTACGATACATTATGGTGTTATTGGTGAGTTGGAGAAGGAGGATAGCACCCTCGTTCCAGTCACGCTCAGCAGATGGAGTGTCGAGCCATTGCTGGAGTTTGTCAGTCAGATTGTTCATATTTTAGAGTTTAACTTTGTTGTTATAACTTAACTTCGTTGAATTGTGGCTGCACTCGGCATAGTTCAAGCAAGCTTGACTCTGCTCTCATTTGCTCACAATTTATTGTTGATACCAGTAAAGAACACACAATTCTTGTGATGTTCGGTAAGCACATTGCGCATAGCCTTCAGCGTAGAGCCAGTAGTAACGAAGTCGTCGAAGACGATACAGTTAGGCTCTTTGGGGAGATTGTTCATGGTGAACACCGCCCCGATACGCTGCTTGGAATGGCAGAAAGCAACATCCTCGTAGAACGGGATGTTCAGTTGGGAAGCAATCATTTCGCTGATGCGAGTGGCGAAGTTCTTGACCAGATGGCGACGTTTGGGAGTGGTGACGATACACCACGCCCCCGTGTTCAACTCCTCACCGAGGATGTCACGGATCAGTGGCGAGATGCTATCAGCGAAGAACGCCACCATACTGTCATCGCCCTTTATATCCGTCAGCGTTCTGCCATACAGCGACTTCTGCCATAGAGAGATGAAGAAGGTGTCCGCCCGTCGAGTAAGCCGGACGCGCCGGGTGAAGTCGCACCGCGCTTCGACCGACTTATCCCACGCCTTGCGTTTCTCTATGGCGAAGATATCCTTCTGTTCATGCGAAGCCTCCTTTGAGAACAGATCAAGCGGACCCGATAAATCCGGCACGGAAATGTCATTCAAGAATTCCTGCATGTCTATCGGAGTCCGCTTGTCCATGGTCAACTATGATTATAACTTTACTCGCCGTTACGCTGCGCAATCAATGTCGCCGTCCTCAGTGGTGATGGTGCCAGTATAGAACGGAGCCGGACACTCGTCCGATGCCTCCACGTTGATAGTGGTGCCGGTGGTGCCAGTGGCACCTTGACCGAGATCCTGCGTGACTGTGGTCTTGGTAGTCCACTTGTCACAACCAACGACACGGTGCTTGCCCTTCATGTCCTCGACGATGAAGACGTTGTCGTAGTTATTGAGGTAAGCAGCTGCAGCCGATGCCGCTTCGCTTACCGACGGATGCACCGCCACGAGTTTGTTGAGCTGCGTCTGTGACGGCAGTTCACCCTGTGCCTCACTTGTGAGCTGCGACTTCTCAGGAAGGATGTCGATGTATTTCCATACAGCGTTTTCCTTCAACGTGAAGGAGCCGTCATAGACAGAAGAAGTGACACGTCCGACCTCGTTATGAGGAAGTTTAGGCCAAACAAGAATATCATTCTTGGATGTATAATAAACACGGCGACGCACACCAGGAAGTTCCGGTGTGCCCATCGCCCATGCAAGAGATTTTTGTACGTCTGTATTAGATGCTGCCATAATTACTATTGTTAAGAGTTAGACTATAAGCCAGCCAGTTCAACGACCTTCAGGCGTCGCTTGTCGATAGACTCGAACTGTACACCGAAGAACATGGTGGCGATGTACGAGAGAAGGAACGCATCGAAACGTTCAACGTCAACAGATTCCACGTCGCCCATCTGGTCATATCCATAAAGCATATTGATCTTTGGCGAGATATGGATATACTTCGAGTCCGTCTTGTTAGCAAGCGGACAGAAGATGAGCTTGCCGTTAGAACCCTCGACAGTAGGCTGATTGTACTGCGTGTTATACGGAATACCGCTATGGGTGAGCAGATAACCCTCGTTATACTTATCCACGAAGTCCTGCGAGCAGTACATGAAGAGCGTCTGCGAGCGAAGACGAGGGTCGAGCGAGAACAGAATCTCCTTAGCCACGTCAACAGCGTTGGCAGAGGTGATGGCATCCGTCAGTTTGAGGTAATTGCCATTCTCCTTAGCGAGAGCACCGGAAGTAACCTCCTTCTTTGTGATGGTGTCGAAGCCATCGAAAAGATCCTGGGTGGTAGTACCGCTTGCGTTGCGCACACCGCTCCAGATAGCATCATTGAGCTTTTCGGAGAGCGACTTGGCGATAAGTCCAAGCACCTCGCGAGCCGTAGGCACAGACTTCTGTCCGTCGCCCTTAGTGGCACCAGTGCCGAGGAGCGTAGAGATAGCCGAGTTAGGCTCGAACTTCGCGACCACCGAACCGAAGAACGTTTCAAGAGTTCGGAAGTCCAGCTGCAAGTTCACGTCCTCCGAGCGAGTTGGCGAGTAAGGAGCAAACTGTGCCGAAGCGTTGAGCGTGCCCACACTCTCCTTGTAGCGGATGCCAGGGCGACCAGTCATAAACTTAAGAGTCTCGTCGCAGCCGATAATCGGCAGACGAAGGAAGTCAGAACGCCACTTTCGAGCAGCATCCTTGTATTCTTGTAGGGTAAATTGTAGTTTTCCTGCCATGATTGGGAATTTTGAATTATGAGTTGAGAGTTTTATGGTAATGAGTCAAAGAGAGCCTGAGCCGAGTTGGTGGTGTCGTAGAACTTCTCGATGTCAGACTTTTCGGTGTTGGTGCCACCGTCCTTCTTGTCATCAACAACCGTGTTTGTAGTGTCAGCAGGGAGCTTTTTCAGTTTCTCCTCCAATTCGCTGTTAGCCTTAGTCAGACGGTCAACGTCAGCCGAGAGATTGGTGATTTCCTTGTACTTCGCTGTAATGTCCGCCTCAATAGAGTCGAGCTGTGCCGTGGTAAGCGTAACCTTGTCGTCGTTAGCTTCCAGCGAGTCGCAAGCGAGAGTCTTGCAAATGTTAGAATAGGTCTTTTTCATTTTTTCTTCAGAAGATATGGTTGGAACAATTTTATTTGGTTTTTCTTGCGAGTGGAAAACAGAGGCACAAGCCTGTAGGAACCGTCTGAACGCCGTGATGTCTTCCGACTTCGTGTCGGTCAGCATCTTAGGAAGCGGTATGCCGTGAGCGGTAAAGTCCGCAGCAATAGCCTCCGTAAGAACTGGAGCCGACTCATCATCAAACTCCGTGAGTTCATCAACGAAGCCCCAAGCCAGTGCCTCCTGTGCCGTCAGCCATCCACCCATTTTCATGAGTTCAAGCAAGTCGGCAGATTTCTTCTTGCATCGTCCGGCATACATCTCTGCGACGTTGGCATCCAGCTTGTTAAGATCAGACTTCTGCTTCTCCAGATTGTCGATGAGATTCTGCATATCCGTAGCGTTCAAGCTGCCCCACTCGAAAAACGACTGTGAGCATTGGTGCACGAGATACATAGCCGAGTGATCCATGGTGATGCGCTTTGCGCCCATAGACGCGATGGTAGCGGCACTGGCGTTCATGCCCACAAAGTGGACGTGAACATTGCCGTGTCGCCTGAATGCAGATGATATTGAGAGAGCGGTGTTGAGCTGTCCGCCGAGAGAGTCGATGAGAACAGCAACCTCCTTGTCGGTGTTCTTGTTTAGGACGAAATCGACGTAGTCAGAATCGAAGTCCCAACCACCGACGTAGCCTTTAAGATGGAGATTGTATTTTGTCTTTGCCATGATTGTCAAAAATTGTTTGAAGGCAAAGATATATTATATAATAATGTTGGAGAAAGACAAAAAAAATGTATTTTTGCGATGTAAAACGATAAACTTATGGTGAGAGACATTGTAATCATATTGATAATTCTGATAGGCGTATATTTTTGTATTCGCAGATTTTATCATTTTGCATTAATTGCAATAGTATTTTTATTTGCACTATTTGGGCAATCACGCAGAAGTTATCGCAAACTGCGAATTATCTATTGGAAGAAGGTGGGGCGCAAAAACAGGACGAAGAAAAAATAGCCTTTTCAAAAACTCAACCGATTTCGGCTGTATCTTTTGTAACATTGTAAACAAACAAAGAAAATGCTGATTATCAGCGTTTTAAGTTTTTGCGCAATGTTTCAACTGCATACAAAATGTTACAAAAAGGCATGAAAAAAGGCGCTCATCACGCCGTGCATGGCACAAGTGCCACTTTGTTTGTATAAGATATGGTGTATTTCGTAGCAGCCGAATCACCATCCACCTTGCCAGTGGAGTCGTCCACCTTGATGACAGGATAAGGTTTGTCAGCCGTGCCGATGAGATACTGCTTTCCATCCACTGTCTGGATGACGAAAGCAAGATGCTCATGAGCTGGCAGCTGCGAAGTAGTGGAGAAAGAGAGTTTCACCTTTTCCAAAGTATCGTTATTGTCAAACTGCGTCTCCATTTCACAAATTGCGTCCCCGATATGTGGCACAAGGAAAGTGTCAGCGAACACTCCGACAGGAGCATCCGCCAACGCTTTCTGGGTGATGCTTGCCATGAGCGACGAGGCAAGCACGTAATATATATTGATGATTCCGGGAAGACGTTGCATATTATTCTACAGTTTCTTCAGTTTCAACCTTGTTATTGCTACCGTTTTTTATCGTGCTGTTTTTTCGCTTGCATTGGTTAGTAAGATAATTCTTACGCAAGCGTTGGTATATTTTCGCGATGGAGTCCCAGCAAGTGCCGTCCTCCTTGATGCCCCGTTGTTCCATGTAGAGATAAATGAGGTCTTTCTGCTGTTTGCCAATCTTGCCGAAGTCGTGCAGGAACGTCCAGCAGTCTACATCAAAGGAGTTCTTCACATTCTCCAGCAGCGCACGTTTACCAGTATCCGTGATATGGTTGTAAATACGAGGGTCGCGAGTTTTAGAATACGGAATACAAATGGCGACTTCATCCTCACGTTGCCTTGTAGGAACAGCAGAAACAGGCGGTTTGACAACAGCGAGCTTTATAAGTTTAGACTCGATGCTGCCGTTTCTTAGACGCACTGGTTCCGTGCCACTGTGCCGATGTACGAACCACTGGCGCAGATAGGAAGGCATTTTGATATAGATGTGATAGTCGCTCATAAAACATGTAAAATGATTATGGGCGCAAAGATACAATACTTTTCGTGTACTTATTTATATGGGCGGAGAGGTTTAAGAAATTTTATTTGGTATGTAGGTAGGTTTGTAGGCAAGAAAATTGTATTTTTGCAACAAAATTGCTAACATATGAAACTAAAAGAAATTATAAAAGATGGCGAGGTCGATATTGTAAAATTGGCTGATTTCATCGTTAATGAATTGGATATTGATATAACAGAGAATGATGTAGAAATAGAAAGATACGTTGATACAACAAAAAATATGTTTCTACATCCAGAATATGATTTTTCCATATTAAAAGAAAATCCAGAGTTGTCTATTGAAGAAGTTTTTCCTAATGCAGAATGGGATGAGATAAAGACTGTGGATATCTTTAATGAAAACGAAAAGGATAAACTTAACAAGTTGTCAGAGGAAGATGTAGATTTGCTGATGGAAACAGTAGACGAACTCCTTGAATATGATGCAGATGAGTTTATAGAACAACTATTAGGATTTACTGAAGAAAAATGGCAAGAACAAGAGCGTATGGCTAATTTAGAAAAAGAAATAGATGCCAACTGGGGATTTTGTAAAGAATCTTATAACGATGATTATGATGATGTTTCCGAGGAATACTAGAATGTCCCAACCGCTCGGCTACAAAAAAATAATTTGGATAAAAGCCGGAACGAGGCGATTGCCTCGTCCGGCTTCCACCTTTATCTGCGGAAGACGTAGCCATCCTCGAAGATGTAGTCCGAGATGAACAAATCCCTTGCAAACGCCTTGTAATCGAAGTAATATGAGAGATTGCCCATCATGCGCTCCAAATCATAGCACTCATTGACGATGTGTGTGGCGAAATCCTCTTCCGAATCATATTCGCCCTCATAACAATCTTCAAAATCCGAAATGCTGTCATCGCCTGTGGCAGAAACATAAGCCTTAAACGCTTTCTGTTTGTCATCATCCATTTGGATGAAAGCTATTATCTTGTTGAATACTTCTTCATCCATACAGCTTTCTGAATACCATTCAGCAGGGAAGCACTGATAATCCTGAAACATAAGCTCCGGATCCTCCTCATCAGCGTGAAGCTGCTTGCATACATCGATGAACTCCTCGTAAGAGTCAAACGTGCGGAGATCGAGCCAGGCACCGAAGAGTGAGCCTTCATTGTACTTCTTGTATGTGCCACAATAGATGGCAGGCTGATCCCAGAGATAATCAACGATATAGCTGCTGACACTCTCAAACTGCTCCTTCATGCTCTTGTGAGCCGACTTAGGTGATGTTAAAACCATTTCTTGCATAACTTAGAAATTTAAATTGTTAGACTTTTAGATGCAGCCCTCGAAATGAGGACTTTTTACGCTGCCTTACCCAGCGCAAGAAGACATTTAAGGCAAGAGATAGCCGAATATTTTTTCACCTTTGGCGGAACGAGAATTTGGACCAGGAGCCACCGCACCCCAAAATCTTGAAAAAATATTCGAGCTAAGGCAGCGCCGTGCCCTTGCAGAATGTCGCTTGCGCTAACTTTGCACGCGGAAAAATCCCATGAACGGCACCAGGGCTGCATATCTGACAATTTGAATGTTATGCAGTAGAAATCCATCACCTATGTCCACAAGAGCGGAGCAATAAAAAAGGAGTCAGCAATACCTCTTTCATTAGATTATCGTAGGGCAAAGCCTGACATGTGGCACATACATCAAAAATGAACAATGACGAAAAGGCTCACGAGTGCCAGGCACGTTCTCCTGAAGCACGGTGACACTTACGATACCGCATGGAAGAAAGCAAGCAGTAGCAGAAGAGGAGAAGCCGGACTACAACTAAAAATAATGATTTTCAGTAGTAAGCGTATCCGCGATGCAGCCTTGTCCATATTTTTTTATCTCTTTACCTTTGCTGCGTGAATAAAAAATCTAATATGATAGCAGCAAAACGATATGAAAGCGTATGGAATGCGTT